AGCATCTCCTGCACCTGATACTGTATAGTGTGTAGATAGACTTTTAGTTGTTTCAGTTCCTGTAGATGATCTGATAATTACTACTAAATCTGTGTCCGCAAATATTTTAAAACTGTAGGCAAAAGTTGTGGTTGAGCCATTACCATTATGTGATGATTTTATTATCGTTGTAGATACTGTCATACTTTAAAATCCTTTAAACTTGAATGAGGGTTTTGTAAATAAAAAATCTTGTCCATAATCTTTTTCCATTTTTCTCTCCATTCTTCTTAAAATTCCCGGAGATAGAGTTTCCATTATTTGATATCCTATTAAGTAGTCAAATGCACTCTTTATATAAAATAAATTTAAAAATGGTATATTTTTCTGCACAGCACTATAAGTTGCTCTTGCAGCACTTCCACCTTTACCAGTTATACCAAAATATAAGGCTTGTATCAAGTCTCCTGCTGTTAATGCTGTTGGTCCAAGTAAAGAACCAAGCCTTTCCGCAGCAGTTCTTGCCTCTTGAAACAAAACATCACCATATATACCTAAACCTCCACCTTGTAAAAAAGCTGCTAAGATAGTTTTACCCTTAGTTGGATCTCTTGGTGTTCTTCCTTTTAATAAATCTTTGATTGTCATAGCTAAATATCCAAAAAAAGCAGATGTTACTATTACTGATGTAAGTCCCAATATACCTCTTCTAACATCACCCTGTCCTCCTTTTTTTAAAAAGGAAATTTCTCTACTCAAAGTTTTTTGATATATAGCAAAAGGAAATGCTTTAAATTGAGTTACAAATCTTAAAACTTCACCCATAGGAGTTCCTGCCATTCTGCCACCTGTAAGAAATGCTTTTCCTCTTGAGTCTGGCTCAATAACTGCATAAATTGATCTATCTAAAAGTATGCCAGCAACAGATGCTTTAAATTTATCTTTTTCTATAGATATTTGTCTTTTTGTAAGATTATCTATTCCTGTTATTTGTTTTACTTCTTGATCTGTAAGTTTATCTAAATCTACAATATTTAAAAATTCTTTTCCATCATCAGCTTTTATCATTGCTTTTTTTCTAATAATATTCCATTTTGTTGAATCTATATTGTATTGTTCAAATAATGTTTTTAATGCTGGTTTTAAATTATTAAATTCAATATTTTTTTGTTTAGCAAAATAATTTGCCATTCCTAACATTGCTCCTTCTTTTAAAGTATTTGTCCACCAAGAAAGTAAATTTAATTTAAAAAAAGTTCTTTGTAATCTTGACCAACCTTTACTTAAAGCATCTCCCACTTGATACCTTGCCGAAATATCATAAACTGTATTATCAGCAACAAATAATAAACCATCTGCAATATCTTTTTTGTCTTTTGAATTTTTTATTTTTCTAATATTATTCATTGCTTCAAACATACCACCCAAAAATGATCTGCCTTGATATTTTAATTCTGAGGCATACAAACCTATGTCGGCAGCAGCAGATAATGTTGCACCTCCAAGTTTTGCCATAGTTGCTATTGCTCTTACTATTGCTGAGTATTTTGCTAGCGGTAATTTTTCAACAGAATATATTGATCCATCAACTGCATTTAAATATTTTTCAAATGGTCTGAAAGATTTTGTTGCTTCACCACCTTTTTGCTCATCGACTAATCTTTGATGAACAGCAGCTCTTATTTTTTCAAAATTATCTTTTGGTTTTGTACCTAAAGTGTCCATTATACCAATATTTCTTCCTGCTGTTTGCATACCAGAAAAAAATGCTTCTTTTAAATTACCAGCACCAAAAATATCATTATAAGCAAACCAATCATCTGCTGTTTTAAAATGTAAAACTCTTCTATAAACTGAACTTTTTGCTACATCTCTTGAACCAAATATTGAACTAGCACCATCTGACATTTGATATTTATTTCCAACTAGAGTGTTGTAAACATTTATTAAAAAATTATCTATATCATCTACATCAGCAAATGTTCTTTCTTGATCTAATTTATTCATTATAAAATTTTTCCAAGCTGTATAATTTTTATTGTAATTAATATCTTTTTTATTTTTTAAATTTGGATCAACCTCAACATCTTTTATTTTTAAAATGTTTGCAGCATCTCTTACTCTAAATGGATCGTGAGATTGTCTTACTATGTAACCCCATAGATTCGCTATGTTTGCTCCCCTGTCATTTAACTTTTGTCTTATCATTTCAGAATAATCTTCCATAATTTCTGCTAATTTTACAATTTGTGGATTTTTTTCTGTAACAGGTGGTTTTATATCTAAATTTTCTTCAACAGCAGTTTTTCTTTGATTTAATTCAAACATAGTTCTAGCTATAGCTAATTGAGTATTTTTATCTGCACTATCAAAAAGTTCAATTAAATTATTTTCTTTAAGTCTTGCTTGAAAACCTGCTATTAATTGATTTACACTCGCTGTTTGCTGAACTGATACAGAAGCTCTTGATCCTAACTTTTGATCGTTTGAACCAACTAATATTGCAATTAAACCCTCTTCAGGATCATCTGTAAATTCTGTTAAAACATATTCTGTAAGTTTTCTTACTTTTATTTCATTTTCTATTGCATTTCTTTTATTTATTTTTTTTTGAGCTTTTATTTGTTCAGTTACTTCTTTTGCAATTTTATCTACATTTATTTCATCTATTGTAGATAATTTTTTTTCAGCTTGTGCAGTTTTTATTGCATTAATTATTTCATCTTTTTTAGCAGCTTTTATAGTTGATCTTTTTAGTAATTCTTCAACTCTTAACAAACACTTATTTGACATATTTATCTACCATTCACACAATTAATTGCATCTTTAACTATTTCATCTAAATCATTTGATCTTGTATTAAGTTCATCTAATTCATCTGTTGTTGATTTTAATTCAGTATCATCTTTAAATTTAATTTTAGTATCTTTTTGTTTTGCTTTCAAAGCATCTAACTGAGATTGTAAATCATCTATTTCTGCATCTCTTGTTTCATTTTTAACATTTTTTTGATTTCTTTTTGTTGTGTTTAATTCTATGTTTTCTAAGTTAGATTCTTTTGGCTTTACACTAACTTCAGCATCTGGTGAGTTTTCTACTACATTTTTTAATGCTGCATCTTTTTGTGCAATAGGAGTAACATCAACAGGTTTTTCACTTAAAAGATCACCAACAGATTTTGCAAGAATTAACCTTCTTGTTTCAGGATCACTTTTTTCTAATTGCATCATTATTTTAGAATTTTCAGGATAATATTCTTTATATAAATTTAATTCTGGGTCTGGTTCATCTGTTTTAATATCAAGCATTTCTCTACCCTTTTTAATTTTTTCTTGTCTTATTCTAAATTTTCTAGCTGTGTTCATGTCTCTTAACTTACCAGCTCCAACATGAAGTCCTCCACCAATAAGAGTTCCAAATGTAACATTTAAAAAACTATCCATTAAATCGTAATCAGCTTGAACAGATTGAGCTACACCATAAACAATAGGTTCAACAAGACTAGCACCAACAGCTCCTTCAACTGTACCTCTTACAGCTCTAGCTTTTGTAAAACCCTGTCTTGCAGCTAAAGCTGCAAATCTTGCTTGTCCAAAGACAGGTATAAAAGAAACTCCTATATTTATAGGATCAAGAATACTAACACCAAGACCAGTTAAAAATTTAGCAGCAAAAGGTAATGCTCCTTTTGAACCTCTATCAATAATACTTTGCCTTCTTCTTTCATCTTTTTTTTCTTGAACTATAATATCAACAACAGATTGAGGCTCATCTTGTTCAAAAAATAAACCTAAATTTTTATATTTTGTATTAAGTTCTTGTCTGTCAATGAATATATCATCTTGTTTAACTGCATTTCTTCTTTCTTGTAAAATATCTTGATATAATAAAATTGAAGATATAGGATTAAAATTCCAATTATCAGCAGCAACAGCTTTTAGTGTATCTCCTAAACCTTGTGAAAATTGATCATAACCTGTTTCTCGTGCTGTTTCATTTATATTTAAGCCAAAACCTAGTTGAGCCATTTATTAATCTCCATAATTTATTACACCTTTAGATTTACCACCAATTTGTATTCTTATATCAGTATTTGGTAGTAAATAACTATCATCATCAAACTTTAATTCTAAAGTTTCTCCTTCTTTATTAAATACAGGTGCAAATGATCCATCACCAAATGTAATTCCAAAAAGTAAACCTGTACCATCAGAATTATTTACCCATCTTCCATTTTTAATCATTTGTTCTTTCATTTCTTTATCTAAAATTTCAACATCTATATTTTCATCTAAAGATTTAAAAGAAACAGCTCCCCATAAATCTATATATTCTTTTTGAATAGCTTTTGATTTTTCTTTTATAAAATCTATTTGTCCATTAGGAAGAGAAATACCTTCATAAATTCTTGGTATAAAATATGAATCTTCTATTTCAAAACTTTGATTTATTAAATTGGATGCGTTTTTAATGGCTTTTGATGGTTTTACACCTGCTCTTATTTCGTTTGCTGCATAGTAACCTAAAACATCAACTATTCTATCTAGTTTATCTGCCGCAAAAGAAGTATCAAATTTATTAGCAAACATAACAGCACTAGAAAAATCTTCTAAATTATTAAGTATACCTCTTTTTATTTCTGTCATTGGAGTTTCTTTTAAAGAAACAAATTCTTCTAATTGTTTTTTTTCTTCATCAGAATCAAAACTTAAAAACTTTTTTGTTAATTCAGGATTTCCAAAGAAAGAAGATAACTCTGCTGTTTCAGGTAAGCCAGCCTCTGTAAATTCAAGCATAGCTTTTGAAAAAAAATCTCCAAATTGATTTTCAGCATTTTGTAACATAGCTAATCTTGTGCCTGCATCAGATTGTAAATATTGTTCTACAAAACTACTTGCTTCATCTGTTGATGTAACTTTTATTAAGTAATTTGGATTACCCATTTTTAATTGCTCTTCATATATAAAATTAACAAATGCCTTTTTATTTTCTGTTTTTAATGTTAAATTTTCTTCTGTGCTAAAATTATCAAGTAATCTTTTAGCTTCATCATTTGTATCAATAATAAATTTTACAGGGTTTGTTTTCATAGCTTCTAGTCTTGTTGAAACTATAGTCTTTAAATAATTATCCATATTTTGTGCATCTATAAAATTCATTGTACCTGATTTCACAGAGTCATATTTATTTTTAATCATACTTTTTAATGTTTCATCTAAATCTTTTAAAGGTATTTGATTTAAAATTTTAGTGTCTTCAATAGCATTTGTAACCATTAAGAATTGCTCTTGCATACCAATTATTTCTTTTGGATCAAAAACCTCTTCTGCAAATTTCATATCAAAAGGTATAGTTTTACCAACTTTTGCAGCAGCTATAAAATTCTTATAATCTAATCTAAGCTCTGGTCTTAAAATTAATGTTGCATCATTTAAAAGTTCCATTCTTTCTTTTAAAGGCATATTTATAAACTCTTTATTATCTTTTAATTTTAAATATGTGTCTTTTGTGTTTTCTGTAAGACCTTGAGTTGCTTCAAATATTTCTATTCTACCCGGTACTCCATCTATTAACTTTTTTAAATTAGCATTTGATACTTGACCGGTATAATGATCTTTATATAATTTTTCTAAATCTGTTTGAAGAACCGCATAATCAAAATCACCTTCTGCTAAAAAAGCGGTGGTCAATAATCTATTTTCTTTTTGTGCAACATTATTATTTAGTGAATTTAATATATTTTTAGATATTTGAGTATCTACTCTAAATAATCCTTTTTGAACTTCACCAAGAGCTGAATTTGTAAACAATGTTTTTACATTTTGATTACTAGCTTTATCAGCGTAAGAAGAAATAAGTGCGTTTGATTTTTCTTTATATATTGCATTTGCTTGGTCTTTATTTTCTAAAATATTTACTTCATCGTTTACTTTCTGCATGTCTGTTATAAAATTATTTTCTAACTTTAATGCTTCTGTTTTATTTTCAAAATTTTTTTCTTGAACTTTATTTTTAACTATAAGATCAGTAACTGGTTTTAAAGCAGTTCCTAAAGTTTGTGTTAAAGGAACTTGAACATTAGTTGTAGTTCCTGCTAATTGACTAACTGAACCTTCTGCTTGAAATGTTGGTAACTTTGGCATTATGTAGTTTTTACTCCTGATCCTTGATTCATACTAAGTAAACTAGAACCTGTGCTTACTATAGTATTTAATTGAGCTAGTTTAGATTGATTTCTAGCAATTTGACCTTTTATTATTGCAAAATTTGCTTCTTCTCTTTTATTGTCAGCAGCTATTTTAGCATTATATTCAATCAAGTTTCTTTGTAATTGTGCTTCGTAAGCATTTGATAATGCAACATAGTAAGCACTACCACTATCAATAACCGCACCTGATTTAGCAGTTGCTACTTTTGTAGAGCCTTCTATTTTTTTAAATGATTTATTAAATTGAGCTATATCAAATTCTGCTTTTTGTTCTATTTGAATAGCTTGATTTTCTAATACTTTAGCATTTCTATTATTTACAGCTTGATTATATTTACCAATTTTTCCTTGTGCTTGATACTGAGCAACACCCATTCCTATTGTAAAAATATTTGCTGCTCCCATTAGAATATCCTCGCATATCTGTATTGGTCTGTACCATCAAAACCAAACTTTTTCATTAAACCCTCGTTCTCCAAACCTAACCACTCTGCAAATCTTTGACCTTGTTTAAAATCTTTTCTGATTGCAGTTTGTACTCTGACAATATT